TCCATATCTTCTGGTGAAATAGAAAAATCATCAAACATATCTGAATCAAATCCCATACCAGGAAGTGATTGAGGTAATGACTCAATCTGAGCCATCTTTTGGTCACGCATATATTGGTCAATTCTTTCAAACTGGCCAAAATAATCGTTAAATATATTTGCACAATGTAGTGCTTCTTCTCTACTTAGGGTCTTCGCCATTCCACATCCATAATAAAATAATCGGTAATAATAGTATCATTATACTACACAATAAACTAATTGTCAAGCTCATACTTCATTCCCCCAAAAATCCCAACCAGGTCTAGTTTCTTTTCTTGCAAATAATTCAATATACGGACCATCCAGGAGTTCTTCGATTCGGTTATGAATAAGTGGTTTTTCGGAATGCCTGCGTCTTTCTGACACAATCAACTGAGGCACACTTTTAGACTTTCTTTTTGGTTTACCTTTAGTTGCTAATAAACACATTTCAGGATTACCTCTTGTCCAATAACCTAGGCCAGTAAAAAAACCAAGTGTATTTTTATTTGTTTTACACCAAGTAAAACCTACAGTTTTATATTTAAAACCCCAGGCGTCTATTACTTCAAACGCCTGGTCTAACATAGGGTCGCACACCCACATTAATAAGACTGAATCGTCCTTAGCAATTCTGCCAACAGGTAGATTACAAATGTCAGCAAGACTAAGCACAGGATAGTGTTTTTCAGGACTTCTATCTTTGCCTTTGTTAGAAAATGTTTTAAACGACCAAGGTGGGTCAGCATATATTACTCCATAGTTATTGGTTAATAAATTATCCAAAGAAACTCTCCAAACTTGCCTGTGGTTCTGCTTTCCAACCAATTGCATCTAAGATAAATCTCATTGGGTCTAAAAAAGTCTTTTCAAATTGTACTTCATAATCAATATATGGTTGCAATTTAAATTCTGTAGGCAATGTACTAATATAACTAATTACATCAAATTTAAATGGATTAGCTTCTTTTAATTTAATAAATTTAATTTTGTCACCATCTTGTATCATAGGATATTTGTTATGTAAACCAAACTGTTCTATTTGATGATTATATATCAATGCACCTTTCACATGGATTGGTGAACCTTTAATGAATATATCACTAGCACTACGATACTTTCTTAAATTATTACAAGACCTAGGAAACGCAATAGCTTCAGCTGGCAAAGTAAAGAAATGTTTTTTAAATTCTGCAATAAGATTATGTAAATCGTTTTGTTCTTTAGACATAATAACTTTAATTGCTTCTCTAATTTTACCACGACAAACTTGTGGTGTAGATGATTTAACAGCCTCGATACCCATAAGTTTAAGTTTAGGTTCTGCAAGTCTAATACCTTCTTCATCTAATACATTCAACATATATCTTTTCTTCGCAACCCAAATACCTTTATTGGCAATTACTTCTCGTTTCATTACCATAGCATTTTTAAATGCGTTAGAATAATCTGCTAGTTCAGCAAAACACTTTTCAATAAAAGGTTCAACTTTGTTATCACAAACTTTACCTAAGAAGTCTGCAATCTGGTCATTTGTTTTACCCTCACAAGTTTTCTGTACAAGTTTATCAAATGTAACATAGATACTATCTGTATCAGATGCAACAATATAATCTACTTCACCGTGTGTTTGTAATATATTGTTTAGATATTCATTAACTTTCTTTTCAATAAATCGAATAATAAATTGGCCAGCAGTTGTAATACCACTTGCCTGTCTAACATCATAATATCTAAAGTATTGATTACCAACTGCACCATAAGCTGAGTTCAAAGCAATCTTTCTTGCCCATTGAATATTGTGACAACGAGAAATCTCTTTTTTGAGTTCTGGATTTTTAGTTCTTTCGTATTGTTCTTTTGCCTTCAACATACGCTTCTTATAAATCACTCGTTCTTTGTACATTGTTTCCATCATTTCAGGTAGGAAACCTTGACTATCGTTTTTAAATTTTGCACCATTTGGTGTAATACAAGCACCTTCAGTTTTTAAGAAGTTTAAAGGCACTTTCATATCAATCATTTTATTTACATTAATACCTTGAGCTGATGAACCAATAATCTTTTCTGGTGAGATATTGTATTGAATAATAATATGTGGATATAGAGAGTTAATATCAAATGAAACAATCCACTTGTGTTGACCTGGATGTGGGTCTTTTACATAAGCACCTTCGTATTTTGTTTCTTTACTATGTTCTTCCCTTGGTGGCACACAAATGTTTTTCTTCATTAAGTGGTTTGCAATCAAGGTATCCCACACTCTAACTTGTGAGAATATATCATCATAGTTTACTTTAGATTCATAAGCCACAGTTAAACTCAAATCAATTAAACCAAGTTTATCTTCTAATGCGTCAACAATCTCCACATCTTGTATGTTATAATCAACAAACTTTTGGAAGTCTTTTTCATAAAACTCTTTAAATGTATTATAAGGATTATCGTTCTTGTTTTTACCAAGTTCTAGTTCACCGATAAAATCTAGTTTATAACTTTCTTGTCTTGTTGGAATAAACCATTTGTACAGGTCAAGGTAATCTAACATTGCGATACCATATAAGTCATAAACTGTTTGTGTACGACCTTGTACATTGATTTCCATACGATTAGCTAAGTTCCAAGGCGACATACGATTGGCGACCTTTTCACCTGCAATCAATTTAATTCTGTTCATTAAGTAAGGTAAATCGAAAAACTTAGTATTCCAACCAGTAATAACATCTGGATGATTTTTAATCCAAAACTTCATAAACTCAAACATAAGTTCTTTTTCGTTTTTACATTTTACATAAGTTATATCTGTTCTTTCTGTGTGATATTCACCAACACCCCAGGTAATAATTTGTTTGTTTGATTGATTTTTTACAGTAAGACAAATGATTTCTTCAATAGGATTTTCTACATCTGGAAAACCATTTTCACAAGTTGTTTCAATGTCGAGTGTGAAGATTTTAATTAAGTCTTTGTCCCATTGAATATCCTCAGGATGTTCTTGGCCAATATATTGATAATGGTATCTTTCTAAACCATAGATAGGAGAGTTTGCTGTTGCAACATCTTTACGAAACTTACGAGCAGCCATAATATCTCTAAACTCAATTGGTTTGAGATTTTGGCCTTGTAGTGTTTTATAAACAGAATGTTCTTGTGTTAACGCATAAAGAGTAGGACCAAAGTCTATCTTTTCTTTATAGTCTTGTCCTTCGTGTATGCCTCTAACAAGTAGTTTGCCTTTGTGTTCAATAACATTTTTATAAAAGTTCATCATTCCTCAAGTGTACTATCAATCCATTATGTTCTGGTGTCAATTCAATTTGACAAGCCAATCTACTTTTGCCTTCTTTGAAATCGTGCTGATATTCTAACAATTCAAATTCTGGTGTATTATAATCTATTTTTCCAACTTTGTCAAGCCAGGTATCATCAACAAATACATGGCAAGTAGCACAAGCACAACACCCACCACAAGTGGCAGGTATTTCTTCAATAGGAACGGAAGAATAAAACTTAGCCGCTTCCATCAAAGTTGTGCCTTCAGGTACTTCAACTCTAATCTTAGAGCCATTTCTGACAAAGAAAACTGTTACCATTACAGTTTAGGTAATTTTGATTCGGTTATAAGTTCTTTATTTGGTGTTAAGATTTTACTTGTATTAGCCTGATAAGAATTTAAAATATCTTTTTTAGGTCTAACATTTGTTACAACTTTATCAGCTGAAATGGTGATTGTTTCCTCATCTGCAAAAGGCATATAAGGGGTCATCATTAATTGGACAGGTTGTCCTGGTGCTGATTGTGTTGGAATGATTGCAAAGGATTTTGTTAGTGTATAATTACCAACTGTATCTTTTTCAATTTTGCCGATTACATCTTCGCCTGTAATCAACCTTACTATTCTCACATCTGCCATAATTTACTCCTTTAGTTATAATATAACACAACTTTGACAATTAGTCAAGGCTGTATTTGGTTGTTATCACATATTTTCTTTGGGGATTGACCATAACATTCAATTTATTCATAAATGCACGGTCAAATAGTATTAATGTTCGTTCATCTCTATCATCCAAAGTAAATTCTATATCTTTATATAGTCCGCCAGCAAAACCAACATCTAGCTTGACCACATATCTGGTCTCATCATAATTTCTTAATCCGCCAACTGAGATTTCTTCTTTTCTAATAATGTCTGAGGTAATAGTTTTCCCCAAAAGAGACCATCTAATTTGTTTACCAGATACCTCATACTTGTCAGCGTGAATAACTGACATACCAGAATTACCAGTATCAAACTTAGCAATAATTTCTCCAAAAGGTTTGATTGTAACCACTTCTTTATAACCACATTCAGTCGGGACTGTGTATCTATTTTTTTTATTAGCAAAGTGGCTGATAACAATGTTAGATATATTCTTATTTGTTGCATCTTCAATTCCTTCAGTTCCAGGTGATGAATTCACCTCTAACATAAATGGCGGTTCTTTTTCTCTATTCTTACTAGGTATAAAATCAACCGCAGCCCATAATCCATTTACTGCTTTCGCAGCTTTTAATGATTCTTCTATTTCTAATTCTGTAAGTTCTATTTTTTTAGGTACTGAACCTTGTGATACATTTGACCTAAAATCACCCTCAATAACTGGTCGTTTCATAGCTGCAATTACTTTGCCACCTAAAACATGGACTCTTACATCATATTCTGTTTTGATATATTGTTGTGCTAATAAATCGGCATCTTCATCTTGTTTATGTACTAATTGTACAATACTATCTAATGCTTTTTCACTTTCAACAAATAATACACCAACACCTTTACTGCCTCTAAGTGTTTTTAGAATAATTGGAAATTTTAAACCAGCATTATTAACAAGTTCAACTGAGTTTTCGGGGTCGTTAATTAAAATTGTTTTTGGTTCTGTTAAACCATAATCTGCAAGTCTTAATGAAGTTCTATATTTGTCAGCACATACAGAAATAGATTGTCTGCCATTTACTACACAAACATTAGCTCTTTCTAATATAGAAACAAAGTCTAACCAACTATCTTTTCTTGTAATAGAACCACGAATAATAGCAACGGTATCTGTGGTGATTTCAAAACCTTTTTTATCATCTTTGTTATGAAATCTACGAATACCATCTTCAAATGTGGTATAACCGCCAGTTAATTTAAAGAGATAATGTGGATATTTTAACTTATCACATTCTTCTCTTAAACGGTCAGCGGTATGAAAGGTTTTAGCTGCTTCAGGTTCATCTGTAATAATCAGTAACCTGAGAAAGTCTTTTTCCTCTTTTGCTTCTGTTAAGAAATCTTTAAATTTAGGAACTTGCATCTACTCGCCATCTTTTTCTTCGACTTTCTTACCAATATTATATTTGGCAGCCAAGGTCCAATCTTTCTTTTCTTTGAAAGGTAACACTTTAATTTGACTTAGTGGTGCTTTGTTTTCTGCTTCTTCAGATTTAACAATATCAATTAAACTCCAGTCTTGTAATAATATAGCAATAGTGTTTCTTCTTTGAATATCATTTTCTACTAGAGTTGCCTTTTTACCATCCAAAGCAAATAACTCTTTGAAATGTACAATGTAGTATTTACCTTGTTTGTGTAAAATGTGACAAGATTGATATAGTGTCTTATCTTTACGACTAGCCACACCAATTCGTGTTAATGTTTCTCTTACTTTTAAAAAGTCGTCTGGTTGTTTGATAGTTACTTCTAACATACTCTCAGGCGACCATGAAATTTCTTCACTCATTTTTTTGTTCTCCCACCTTTTTCAAGTGTTAATTTAATCTCATTAATCTGTTGTTCATTTAGTATGCTGAGAGCTTCTTTAGCTTTTTCATTACTGTAACCATAATACTCTTTTACATACTCTAAATTTTTCAATTTGGCCTGTGATAACCACTTGCCACCAAATCGCTTTTTCTTACGGATACTATTTATGTAAAAGTGGAATTGTAACTTTTTGTCTAAGAAGTGAAAACCATTCATCTCGTTAGCCTGAGCAATGGTATCGTAGTGCATAGATAAACACTTGTTAATGATATAGGGTGGGTATTTCTTTTCCCAAGTCAAATCGTCACTATCAAGTAGTGGCGTCTTTTCAAAGTTGATTGCGTTTAAATAATCTTTTAATTCGTACATAATATAACCTTAATGGTGCCCCTTGTCCGACTCGAACAGACCACCTACTGATTACAAATCAGTTGCTCTACCAGATGAGCTAAAGGGGCAAATTTGGAGCGGGTGACAGGATTCGCACCTGCGACCCTTTCGTTGGCAACGAAATGCTCTACTACTGAGCTACACCCGCTTATTGTCATTTAAATTTACAACTTGCCATAATTTCTGTTAGACAAGCGACCATATTTATTTCTTGGTCAGCAACAAAGGCTGCCTTGTATTGATAACCAGCAATAATTAATACCGATTGTGGTACTGATTTTGCATCTAAACTTTCATAAAGAATATCATAGATACCTCTAAACAAAGCCTGTGGTTCTTTATCAATATTTTGAACAACCCATTTTCTCATATCAGTAAACTTCTTTTCTTTTAAAAGTTTAACTAATTCTTTATTGTTAGCTTCAGATAAACTAAACAAAATACCACTATCAATTTTACCTCTAACAGAATATCTTTGAAGTTCATTAATAGTTCTACGGAAGTCTGGATAATATTTCTGAATTAACTCAGCAAGGACTTTCTTATCAAATTCAATCTTTTCTTCATTAAGAATATTTGATAATCTATCCATTAAAGCTGTTGCTGTTTTAACCTTTTGACCATTTTTAATGGTAAAGTCAACTACAGTACAACGACTATGTAATGCTGGAATGATTTTGTTTTTGTAATTACAAGTAAATATGAAACGACAATTATTATAAAAGGTTTCAATAAAATTACGCAAGGCAGGTTGAACACTATCAGCGTTCATATAATCTGCCTCATCTATAATTACAACTTTATGATTGGCTTCTTCGGTAAGAGATACTGTAGAAGCAAAGTTTTTAATCTTTGTTCTAATTGTATCAATTTGACGGCCTTCGTCTGAACCATTGATGATAATATAATCAACACCTAATTGCTCACATAATGCTCGTGCAACTGTGGTCTTACCAGTACCGGCTGTACCAGATAATAGTAAATTAGGTATTTCTTTTTGATTTAAAAACTCTTTAAAAGTTTCTTTTATATCCTGTGATAGGATACAATCATCAATTGTTTTTGGTCGGTATTTTTCAACCCACAAGTAGTCTGACATAATATAAACTCCACTTTATTCATTATTTAGTTTCTATTGTAAACTCATTTACAATTTCTGAATCAACATCATAACCACCTTTATTCATTGTCCAACAATCTTCTTCACGGTCATAATCGTGTTGGTCAACAAATTCCTGGACTTTATCAGCTAGTTCTTTATCTTCATCACTAGCACTATGATAATCATTCCAATCAAAGTATAAACCCTTTTCAAAGGTCGGTAAATCACCAAACTCCTCTATAATATCAGAAACAGCAATTTGTCTATTCAGATAATGTGTTGTTTGATGATATTCTCTGGTTTCTACTTTGATATAGTCGTCTGCTTTATATTCAGTACCGTCTTCTAGTTTATAGACTTCGGACATATTAAAACTCCGAATCAGGTTCTAATGCAATCCAGTATTGGACTTTCTTATTACGATTTACAAAATGACTAATTTTTTGATTTGAAATCGCAACATCATAATCATCTGTAATCATCTTAAAGTTTTCTACTTTAAAATAGGCCGTAAAGTTTTTATCGGACTCACCAACATCAATTGAATATTTGTTTGATGATTTGTTTTTCTTATCAGTAGCTACCATTGAGATAGACTTACCATTACCAATAACTGCAACATCTGGTAGATTTAGTGTTGTAGCTGCTTTCATAAGTTTAGCAAAACTTTCTTTTTTAAATGTGAAAGTTACAAACTTATCTGGCATTGTAATAGTTTTTGTAGGTGCAACGATAACTGATTTATCTGCAAAGAAATATTTAATATTCTGTTTAGATTTTTCTTCAGCAATTGTTACATTTGTTCCACCATTAAATTTCAAACTAGGACTATCGAATAAATCAATAGACCTTAAAAATTCTGGTAAATCGTAGATTGCGAATTCTTGGTCAAAAGTTTCTGAAATATCAGCTTCTGCCAAAATATTCTTCATTGTTGAGATTGTCTGTACTTTGTTTCCAGGTTTAACCAGAATATTCTGATTAATGTCTGAAAAGTTTTTCAGTACAGCAACTGTGTCACTTGATAGGTTCATAATATATTTTCTCCTTGTTTAATTTGGAGCGGATGGATGGTACTGCCCCACCTTCATTTGATTGGAAATCAAATATAATACTTTTATAAGACATCCGCATTTTCTATAATATACTAAATGGCCGTCAAAGTCAAGCCTAGGACGGCCATTTAATTTTATTAATTGTCAAACTCCTTAACTCTATTACCGTAAGTGTCAACAACTCTACTTTCTTTTGTTTTACCTGAGTTTTTTGGGTCAGGTTCTTGGTCTTGCCAATAAAAACCAGATAAATTGATACCTAAGTTCTTTCTAATTTTATCAATATCTAAATTAGAACCA